TACTTCCAACTACATCAACATCACAGGTGTCCAACTAGAAATAGGCGACACTGCTACACCCTTTGAAAACAGAATGTATAGCCAAGAGTTAGCTATGTGTCAGAGGTATTTTCAATCTTTTGGTGGAAACAATGTAGCTGAAACAGTAGGGCAAGGTACTTCATTTAGCACAACGAATACTTATGTTTTAATTCATTTATTACAAACTATGAGGAGCGTTCCGTCACTTGGGTATAGTGCTGTAGGTGATTGGAGATTACATTATCCTGGAGTAATAGGGCAAGAAGCTACAGTTATGGCAATTTCTACAAATGATTCAAACAATACAAAAGTAATTGTTAATACAACAACAGCAACCAATGCTAGTATGGGTGGTGGAAAATGTATTCAATTAACGGCTGATTCTACAATTAGTGCTAGATTAACTTTTAGTGCGGAGCTATAAATATGCAATATAAAATAATAAATGATGCTTATGGAAATGTTGGTTCAATAGAACTAACAAAAGAAGATAATACAAAAATATCTATCCCACTAGATGAAGCTAACACAGACTACCAAGAATACCTTGCATGGGTAGCAGAAGGTAACGAACCAGAAGCGGCAGACTAATGTTTGGGTTTAATACATTTGCCCAAAATCCGTTTTCATCTATAACGGCAGGACAAACCTTATTAGGTATAGCATCTGTCAACGGATTAGCAACATTAACTGCTAATGGCATAAGGATTCAAACATCTACTGCATCTATTACAGGCACTGCAACGGTTACAGCAGATGCGTTTAGTTTTGTATTTGGTAGTGCAGCAATAAGTGGTAATGCAGCCTTATCTGCATTTGCAAGTAAAGTTAATCATGCAACAGGTGCTATTACAGGCACAGCAACACTTACAGGTTCTGCGTTACGCATACGATTAGGTGATGCAAGTGTTAATGGTACTGCAACCATTACGGTCAACCTATCAGGTTCTATTATAGATGCAAGTGCAAGTATTTCTGGCACAGCAACATTAACAGCAGATAGTCTGCGTATTAGACTTGGTAATGCAGATGTTAATGGTGTTGCAAGTGTTACGGCACTTGGTGGTTTTGAAGCATTTGGTTCTGCCATCGTTACAGGTATTGCTACTGTTGTATCAGGCAGCAATGTTACTTATTCTGCTAATGGTAGTATTACAACAACAGGAGCAGTAACAGCAATAGGATATTTATTAGGTGAAGAATGGACAGATTCATCAGTTGGTAGTGAAGTATGGACAGCATCTTCTGTAGGGTCTAACGTATGGACTGATTCAGCAGTAGGTTCTGATATTTGGTATAGAAAAGGGTAAAACATGGCAAAAACAAAGATAAGCGAATATGACACCAATCCTGCAAATAACACCGATGTAGATGGTGTAAATTTGGCGGAAGGTTGTCCTCCCAGTGGAATAAATAATGCTATTAGAGAGGTAATGAGTCACCTTAAAGATTGGCAATCAGGTGTATCAGGTGATGGGTTTTCAACAGCAGGTACAATTACATCATCAGGAACATTAAATGTAACTGGTCAATTTCAAATTAGTGGCAGCAATGGTACATCAAATTATTATTTAAAATCACAAGGTGCAGGCAATCCTCCTGTGTGGGCAGATTTAGGTCTTGGTACAATGTCAACACAAAACTCTAGTGCTGTAACTATTACAGGTGGAACATTATCAGGAGTAACTTTAGGTGGTTTAACTCTTGGGTCAAACGGCACAGGAACAAAAACAATTTCTACATCATCACCAACTGGTGGTTCTGCGGGTGATATTTGGTATAAGGTTTAATCATGACTGTTCATGTCAACGATAGTGGCACATGGAAAGCTCCACAGGTTTATGTTAATGATGGAGGTACATGGAAAGAGCCAACTGAAATTTATATATACGATGGTGCATGGAAACTAACTTATAAAAAAGTTACTGTATCTGCATCAACGCAGAATATTAACTTACATACTTTATTAGGCAGTCCTGCTTATCCTATTACTGCTGTAGTTAATATAGATAATGGATTAACCATTGGCAGTTCTAGCACATCTACACCCGCTATTACGACATCAAGTTTACCTGCTGGCAGTGTACTATACTTAACGATTGGTAGTGGTACTTATGTGGTAGGCAAAGGTGGTGTAGGTGGAGCTGCTATTGCAGGGTCATCAGGTTCAGCAAATGTAAAAGCAGGCACAGTAGGCGGTACGGCACTTTATACAAGAATTACTACCTACTTAACTAACAACGGCACAATCGGTGGTGGCGGTGGCGGTGGCGGTGGCGGTGGGGTTACTAACTACAATCCTTCACAAGCCTACGATGATTGGACAGGTGCAGGTGGTGGAGGTGCAGGTAATGCTGTTGGTGCAGGTGGTGCTACTGCTAGTTATTTATCTAACACAGGAAGTTCTGGTACATTAACAACAGGCGGTGCTGGTTCTGCATGGCAATCATCAGGCGGTTCTAGTGAGCAACAATATGGTTCATACGGTGGTGCAGGTGGTAATTTAGGTAGTGCAGGTTCTAATGGTACACCTTATCAAACACATAACGTAGGTGGTGCAGCAGGTTATGCTATTGATGGTGTATCTTATATGACTAAGAAATTAGCAGGAACAATTACAGGCAGTGAGGTTAATTAATGGCAACACAAAGATTACAATTTACTGAATGGCTACCCGACCAACCTGCTATGGCAGGCAGTCTTAATGATGCTAAAAATGTTGTACCATTATCATTAGGCTATGCTCCATTTAATAACGCTGTAGATTATAGTGATAACGCTAGTGAAAATTTAAACCAAATATTTGTTGGTAAATTTGGTGCAGATGTGCAAGTATTTGGCGGAGGATATACTAAGCTATTTAAGTTAGACAATACTGACTTAACTATGGATGATGTATCTAAAGCAGGCGGCTATACAAGTACAGATAACTGGCAATTTAGACAGTTTGGTAAAATAGTATTGGCAGCAAACAATGTTGCAAAAATACAAGCATGGGAAATAGGTAGTTCTAGTGCGTTTGCAGATGTTGCCGCAGCAGCTCCTATTGCTAAATACATTACTGTAGTTCGTGATTTTGTAGTAGCAGGAAATTTAGATACAGGTACAAATGCTAACAAAATACAATGGTCGGACATCAATGACGAGACTAATTGGACAAGTGGTTCTACAAGCCAATCAGACTATCAAATTATACCTGACGGTGGAAACATAACTGGTCTTGCAGGTGGTGAATTTGGTTTAGTGTTCCTTGAAAAAGCAATAGCAAGATTAAGTTATTCTGGGAGTCCACTTTTTTTTCAAGTAGACACCATATCACGAGGCTTAGGTTGTTTAGATGGTAACTCTATTGCAACCTATGGCAATACATCATTCTTTTTATCAGACGATGGATTTTACAAATGTGATGGTACAACAGTTACAGGCATTGGAACAGAAAAAGTTGACCGATGGTTCTTTGATGATTGCTCATTAACAGATATTGGTAGCATGACAACAGCTATTGACCCAGTCAAAAAATTAGTTGTGTGGAATTACAAAGCTGTAGATGGCACAAGACACATGATTGTTTTTAATTGGCAAATAAATAAATGGTCACGCATTACAACAGATGCAACCGTTGTAGGAACAGTAGCTTCTACAGGAACAACGCTAGAAGGATTTGAAACAGAATACTTAACAGTTGGTGGTAGCTTTGTTATTGGTAAAGAATATCAAATTTATGGAATTGGTACAACAGACTTTACATTAATAGGTGCTACTACAAATTTAGTAGGTGAAAAATTTACAGCAACAGGTGTAGGTAGTGGTAGTGGTTCAGCAACAGATTTAGCTGCTGCTACAGCAGGTGGAGCAACATTAGAAACATTATCAGCATCACTTGATTCAAGATTATGGATTGGTGGTAAATTTTTATTTGCAGGTGCAAAAGATGCAAAAATAATAACCTTTACAGGCTCTACATACAATTCAGAAATTATAACAACAGATGTAGAAGTTGGATATAACAGTTTGGTGCAGCTTGCTAGACCTATTATAGATAATGGTAGTGCTAATGTAAAAGTGGCATCACGCAAAGAATTAGATGATAACGTATCATTTGGTTCTAGTGTTTCTACATCGTCAGAAGGTCGTGCATCTTTACGCAGTCATGGTAGATA